GGTAGATGTGTCGTGAGCACAAACGTTGACATAATCGTTAGCTGATAAAGAAACAACTCTACTTATGTTAGCAGAACACTCGTTTGATCCGTTTGAGGCCCGTATATACCCGTAAGACTCCCCAAGAATCCTAACGTCGTTTACGTTAAATGAAACAGACGGCGTATTCCTTGCTACCGTTGACGTAAACGTCATGTTTGCTGTCAACCGATATAGCCCTGCACTTGCTGCCGTGATTTTGTGAGTAGTAGTATTTGAGGTTAATTCAGACCCGTCATTGTCTTCCTCAGTATCAAACTTCACTATAACGAAGCTCGTGCTGTTAAAGTCTTGAGCACTTGACCCACCACTCAATACTGTGCTCCCCATCTTAAGACGGGCATAGTTTATATTACTACTCAGGTCCCCAGAGGCAGCAATCGTTATACCTCCGTCGGCGTTGGTAATAGATATGTTGCTCCCTGCAGTTAAAGTTGACGCCGCTGGGCCGCTTGTACCGCCTATCAGAACGTTTCCATTTACAGACATGTCGGCAGTAGACAGTGTGTCTGTTCCTGAGTCTTGAGTAATTACGACCGCCTTGTCATTAAATGTAGTTGCCCCCGTACCCCCTTTTGAAACTGGTACGGTATCCGTAAGAGTGCTACCAGCTGCAGGAACAGTAACTGCAGCAGTACCATCGAAGTTCACCCCGTTAATGGCTCTAGCGGTAGCTAGTTTTGTGGCTGTTGCTGCGTTCCCAGTGCAAGATCCTGAAGACCCTGATACATCACCAGAAATATTAGCTGAGATGGTATTAGTGTTTGCTGCGTAGGTAAGTGCGGACTCAACCTCTACGCTTTCATTTCCAGACAAGGCATCAACAAAAGTTATGTAATTCGTACCCGATGCTGCAGCAGTATCAGTAATTGTAACTGTAGTTGCAGTAGTTGCCGTACCTGAAGTGTTCTGGTTTCCCGCTGCGTTTACACCAGGGAGGTTGATGTCACTCGTACCGTTAAAGCTAACTCCGCCAATATTTCTTGCAGTCTCTAAGGCCGTAGCTGTTGAAGCATTTCCAGTAAGGCCAGCCGTTATCGTCCCTGCTGCAAAATTTCCACTCCCGTCTCTAGCGACTATTGCACTAGCCGTATTTGCGTTTGTGGCTGTAGTATCGGAGTTTGCAAGAGTGCCAGTGATTGAACTGGCCCCAAGGTCTACCGCAACTTTTGTGTTTTCGATAACAAGACCTCCGTTTGCCTTTAGATCAACAGCGAATGTAGTTCCCGAAATATCGAGGCCGTCTCCTGGAGTATATGTCGTATTGGTGTCTGCTGTTTGATTGACGTAGGAAAGATTTCCAGACCCATCGGTCTTGAGAACCTGTCCATTAACCCCGTTTGATGAGGGTAAGGTAAACTGTACATCCCCTGAAAACGTGTTGTGTGCTGGAGATTGAACCGTAACCTTATGCGCCGCAGAACTCTCACAGTAGAAGTCGATCTTACCTGCACTGCCTGTACCACTTAAGATCTCTACATGACCGTCAGAAACCTTTACCCCGCTAGAAGCACTGGCACTGTCGATAACAACTTTACCACTCCCATTGGGCTTAATATCAATGTTGCCGTTAGATACGCTAACAATGTCTCTTCCGTTGACATCCAGGTCCCCACCAAGTTGTGGGGAGGTATCAGAAACAACATCTGAAAGTCCACTACTAGAACCGTCAACATAAGCCTTTACTGACTGTTGTGTTGGAACCTTAGTATTAGAGTTAGAAGACATATCGTCCTCGTCTAATACCCAACTGTAAGAGCTTACATCAGTGACCGCAGACAACTTAGAGAGAATATAAGTCCACACTCTGCTAATTGTGGATTTTTTGGTTGAAGCCTGAGTTCCAGACGCTCCGTCATCAATGAGAAAAAGGTCTGCATCAGCAAGATCATCACCCATATCATTACCCTCGGTGATGTCTACGTCCTTACCCTTAACCAGCCTATAAGCGCCTGATCCAATTTGGCTTATAATATCTCCTAATTCGACTGCCATTAAGTTGTAACTTCAAATGTTAGACTAGCGTCTGTGTATTGTTGAGGGCTTTGATATACCTCATAACTTTCTACGTATCCAGAAGAGTTTGTTACACTCACATCTGAAAGCTGAGTAAATCCAGTATCAAATCCGTTCACTTTAAAAGATGGCGTTCCAGAAAGTCTGCTGGGATAGCAGTAATAAACATATTGAGTGCCTGAAGTAGACAAGCTTGTAGAAGATAGAGAAAGATTGCTTCCAGTAAACGGGCTGTTAGCAAGCCCAATAATTTGACCTGAGGTCAACGAGCTGTTGCTGCTACCCCCGTAAAAGACTCTGTTCTTAAAGTAGAACGTAGCCGAAGAAGTGTCTTGTGTAGTCCCGTCATTTGCTGTGAGAGAAAACTGAAGGGTCTTTCTTTGAGACGAGTCCCAGCTAGGGTCGTTGGGGTAGTAGACGTCGAAGTCAGCCTGTGACGTACCGTCCCTAAAGTCCACCAGGGTTTGTGGAGTTCCCGCTGTCAAATCTGAAGTTTCTATAGTAAGAGCACTACTTCCCCATGCTTGACTAGAGCTCCTATTGCTCACAGAGATAGTGTTCGTCCCAGAAAGCGTACCCCCAGCAACATTGTTGTAACTGGCATTAAAACCCTGACAGTTTTCCTTAAATATGTTCGTTGTTGCCCCAATTTCATAAGTAGTGCCAGTACTCACTGTGCTTCCAGAGGAGTTTTGAAGGACAAAGCTAGTGACGTCTAGAGTCAAGATCGTGCTTCTGCTCATCGTAGCCCTGTATATAGCTGTAGACCCTGAGTTCAGGCCGTATAAAAAAGCTTGACTGCTAGTGGCGGACTCGTCAAATAAAAGTTCGTAATCAACCCCACCAATGGTGAAGTCAGAAGCTGACGTAGGTTGAGAAGACGTCACGTTGACCTTCGAGGACACCTTGGCCGTGTTCGCTGTTATCGCGCTTGCCTGTCCTGAGGTGATGCCCGTCTTGGCTGTGTTCGCGCTAATGGCTGACGCTTGACCCGATGTGATTGTGGTTGTATCACCTGCCAACGCTGTCGAGCTAGTTATGCCCAGCTGCAACAAAGCCGTGTTGCCCTCTAGCGCCGTACCTGCTCCCGTGCCAAAGCCTGGAAAGGTCGTCTTCGCCGTGTTCGCTGTTATCGCGCTGGCCTGTCCCGAAGTAATTCCTGTCTTCGCAGTGTTGGCGGTAATGGCGCTTGCTTGTCCTGACGTAATACCCGTCTTCGCAGTGTTTGCTGTGATTGCACTCGCTTGTCCTGACGTAATACCCGTCTTCGCGGTGTTGGCGGTAATGGCGCTGGCCTGTTCCGAGGTAATACCTGTCTTCGCAGTGTTGGCGGCCACATTGTCAAACAAAGCCTTAGTCATTACACCAGCCTGACTTGCTGATGCGGCTGCAATAGTGGCGTTGCTTCCCGTGCTAGACGTAACCTCTACTTGAGTCTCACTAGCAGCTCCTATGCCAAGGCTCGTGTTCCCAGAAGGAGCCTCAACCCAAGTTAAGCCGCCAGTATTTCCACTTTGAGCACTAAGTAGATACCCGTTGACAGGGCTATTAGAAACCTTTAGATTATCCTCATCAACTACATTTGAAGATATAGTAGACACAGACTCAGCTGTTGAGGTGACCTCACCAGTTAGATTGCTGCCAGACCCAGTAGCTCCAGTATCACCTTTTGGCCCTTGAAAAATAATAGCCGAAACAGTAGTTACTGCAGGACTAGATACAGAGACTTGGTTTATTTCTACTGGACCTACCGTTACATTATTTGGAGATGTGGTCGATATGACTACAGTTTCAGCCATCAAGTAGTAATATCTGCGTTCACTCTAAAAGTTCCGTACAGGTATGTCTTTACTTTACTGGCAGAATCTACATCAGTGGCTGAATCTGTGTTTTGCAAGTCATAAACGTATAATCCTGGCGTTAACGCATTCATTTCACCTGCCGTCGCCTCTATTGTCAGCTTAGCGTTGACCCCTGCTGAATTAGCCGATCTAACATAAGAAAAAGCGGTGTCAGCAAGAATTGAGCTTGGGTTAGACCCAGCTGAATTGTCAGAAGACTTTACGTCCATTTTCCATGTAGCGGACGGTATCTCTGCCCCAAAATCCACTCCCAAGGAGAAGCTATCCCCTTTTCTGCAAATAATATCGAGTCTAGCTGCTGTATCTAGATTAACTGTCTGCATTGTTCATAATCTGATTTATAATGTCCTCAGGAGAGTCGTCTTTAGACTCATTCATAGCTTCTGGCAGCTCTCCTCTTTCACCTTGTCTTTGTGAGACCAACTTACTCTGCTCTACCGCCTGCTTCTTTACTCTCGTGTCTTTCCTGTCCTCTTTTAGAACCTCTAGCTTCTCCCTGAACTCTTGCTCCTCTGTCCTAAATCCAAGCGTGGCCTGAGCCTTAATCATTTCAATCTCTTTCCTGTGCTCATGCTTTAGAACCTCCATTTGAGCCTCAATTTGAGACTTCATTTGCTGCATTTGAGCGTCTATCTGAGCCTTCGCTTGCATCTCTTGAAGCTTAGCTTGACTAGCCGCCTGAGCTGACTGCACTTGAGCTTGAGACTGCATTTGAACGTTCTGCTGAGCAATCTGCTGATTGGCAGCCATTCTTTTCTTACGACGGATAACTAGGAGGCGTTCAGCCTGATTTATGTCCTTTAGCTGCCTAATAGCTATGGCATCCTCAATGTCTAGCTCCTTTTGGGACAGAGACACCTGAATATTTTGTTCTAAATATTGCTTTTCAATATCCTCCATCTCTTTGACTACCTGTACGCCAAAGTTGTACATAGACAGCCTATTGAAGGTGCTTAGAATACCGATGTTCTCTGACCCTATTGCGTTTTCGTAAGCCCTGTATAAAATGCTTTCTCTAGGTATTACCTGCAAGCACTTTACTATGTCAGAGCATACTTTCTTAAACAACACCATAGAGGAGTTGGTTATATCGTAGATCGCGTTATTCCCTGCGGCAATAGCTTGCTGACGAACCCCAACCAAAGCATCACCCTTAGGTGTAGTTCCGTCCATTGCCTCGTTAATGCCAGTGGCATCTCGAATCATTCTCAGGTAGTGATTGTACAGGGATATAAACTCGTTGATGTTTCGGACACTATTTCCAATCTCTCTTATTGGTGGGTTTTGGAACCCTCCCTCTGGATTCTTGCTCCTATAATAGAAGACACCAGTTTGCTCGTAAATATCGTGAAGTTCCAAAGGCTGCAAGTCGCCTCCTTTTCCTAGCTGCACGTTTTCTAAACCCTCGATGTCAATAATGATACCGTCTGGCTTAGCCTTAGCGATAGCCTGCTGAATCTTAAGGTGAGTGAGTTGAAGTTGATCCGCAAAACCAACACAACTGTCTACCATAGACTTAGGCAGCATTTCGTCTAGGTTTGTAGCCACCACAGAGTAAGAAAGCTCGGCCTTAGAAAGGTCGTGCATATTCTTAGGTTGATTGGTCTTCAAACCATAGTTAAAGATCATGTCGCAACCAACAATATAGCTGCCTCCGTACACAGTCGCATTGTCAATGCACTTGACTTCTCTTTTGTAGACTGAGTTAGTTGGCTCTTTATAGTTCTCTCCTTTGTAGTAGAAGCCTATATTTCCGTGCTTGCTCTCCTTTTCCTCGAAGTGCATCTTGTCTACAGACAAAAACTCAAAGTCCATGACTTCCACCATGTACTCGTCATACCCAAACTTATTCTTGTTTAAGTAGTCGTCATAGCTAGAGTGATTTAGCTTTGAAGAATCGTAGCTATACTTCTTTGCGGCTTTGTCAGCTATGTATTTATACTGCTCTTCCGTAAACTGATCTCCAGCAATTCTTTTCAATTCCTGGATAGGCATCTTCCTTACATGCCCAGCGTATACTATGTCTCCAAAATTTGGATCTTCAGTGTAGCTATGAACAAATCTAGCTGGATCTACATAGTCCGTCTTGATGCCTGTGTTGGGGTCGTTAGATCTTTTGCAAACAGCCATCCCCAAAACGGCTAAGTCGTTTACACACCTCCTGTATATAGCGTCACTAAAGTCGTTCCACTTTAAGGTCATGTTAGTAGCTATCTGAGCCGCTATCTCTGACGTAGACTTTATGTTGTTCCCAAGAAATATCTCTGCCTCTTCTAGGGTCTCAGGTATACTTTCTGTATCAGCAATCTGAACCCCTGTCTTTTTTTGAGCCTCTATAAGCTTTTCTCTGTTTTTTATTGTCGCCTCAATCTTTCTCCTCTGCTTGTCTTTTTCACTAGACGACAATGGGTCCACAGCCTCTAGGTTAGGGTAAGGCTCTGATGATAAGATTTTGTTTACGACAATACGAACAAACTTAGGCAGTATAGGGACTGGAGTAAAGTCCATGTTCAAGAAGCTCCCATCTCCGTTATTTGGATCCAAGCTTGTTAGGAGCTGCCTGTATATTGTTGTGTCTTGGGTTCCGTTAGCGTACTTTCTATTTCTGTCGAAAGTAGTAACCCTTTTTTTCATCAAGGAGTTACTTTCCTCTACAGAACCCCACTGACCATGAATAGCCTTTGCGTATCTAAGGCCATACTCCCTACCTTCTTTTTTTGACCTTTCAGCCAAAGGGTCTGGAAAGTTAATACTGTTTTTGCCCTTTTTGCCGTACATGTAGATGCAAATATAATAAACTTAGCGATGCCACTCTTTTATCTTGTTTGTGCGGAAAAAAGACTTTGAATCGAAGTCAGACCTCTTCTTTTGGTCTTTAACTTTTTGAGCTCCAAGAAGGGCAAGTCCAGAGCTGATAGTCAAGTCGTACTTAGTCCTGTTGCTTATTTTGTAGCCGATCCAATCCTCAAGAGTGTCATTAAAATACATGTTTCCAAAATCAGCGGTTTCTGGCTTTATGCCGACATGATCATGTATGTAGGTCTCTATTGAGTGAGCGTGTGACTGTATGACGTCCTGAGAATTAGATGGAATCCCCTTTGTTCTAACAGTTTTTGCGCTAGTTGACAAATGCTTTGGCCTATCCATAAGATAGTCGTCGTAACCCCTTGATTCAAAGTACCTTACTATCCCGTACTTGTTGTTCTCTACTAACAATGGATATCCATAATAAAACGCCGCCATCAGCACGTCTTCGTAGAAAATGCTTGCTAAGTCAGGCCTGGAAGCGTACTCAAGCACAAACATGTTAGAAGGTACTTTGTCATTCATGCAGAACTTATTGTACAGATGTAAGGCCCCTTTAGACCCCCTACCGTCTACAGTCTCGTCTAGGTCATAAGAGTCTACTCCCCCAACACCATACTCCGCGTTAGAAGGATACTTCTTTCCCTTGTTGTCAGAAAAGTTGTTCCTCATTTCTGCAGGTGGCTGCCAAGATATCCTAAACCTACCTCTTGCATCTGGGGAGAATATTACCTCCTTGTCTTTATCCTTCCACATGAAGTTTCCCCTGACAACAGGGTTAGGAAACATATTGTTGTTCCAGTCTATCTGCTGATAGATCTTACCTATGTTGAATATACTCCCTTCAATACTGTCCCTAAACGCTTCATCTTCAGTTAAAGGGAACTGCCTGATTATCTCGTTAAGCTCAGACGGATCGTGCTTTAATGAATCTCGTTCATTCTTAAGGTATTGGGCGCTTCCTTGGTCAACTTCTTCCCCGTCTACTCCTTTTAACGTAGCAGCAGGATCATCCACCACAGGGTTGCCATAGAGATCAAAAAACCCTTCAAGAGCATGAGAAGCAGGGATAAAAATACGATATAGCCCGCTTCTGGTTCTTCCGTTGGCATTCCTTTCTTCTGGGTCAGAATCCTCCCATAGCTTTTTATATTCTTCACCCCCTTTGTTCATTGGGTTGACTGTACTGCCAACCATTGCCTTTCCTACTATTCTTTTACCTACAATAAGGCAAGTCCTCTCTATTCTCCAAGCCTCTTTTATGTCTACTGGTTTTTCCCACTTTCCCGCTTCGTCGAGGTAGAGGAAATGGAGCTTTTCCCCGTCGTAGGCGTTATTGGTTGTGTTTTTCCAGTTAACGATTGTATTGAGCGCGTCGCCCTTTTGTGACGTCTTATTCTTCTTGGTGATTCGTTTTGATGGTTCCCGAAAAGCGAGTTCCATACGTGGGTTCGTTGTTCCATCCTGTATAGGTTTAAAGAAGAACGGGTAGCTCCTAAACATTGGAATTACCTTCTTCATGAATATGTTCTCCTGGGCGTCTTTACCAGTCTTAGACTGAATACCCAGAAGCTTGTCTTTTACTTGCGTAGCTTCGTCAACAAGTACAGCGGCACAGATATTAGTATAGCCAGAACGCCTACACTTAGTATATAGCTGACCGATACAACGGGTATCGACTTCGCACGCAGCCATATGAAGAAATATCTCACGCTGGAAGGCAAGATACGAAGGATATCCGATATCAATCTTACTCCACTGGAGAAACATATAGTGCCTCCCTGTAATGTACGTAGGCACGCCATTGTTGTAAAACCAAACACCGTTACGCCTGCGCTCAAACTCCTTTTCGACATAAGAAGAAAACTTCGCTCGAAACTCGGAAGGTTTTTCGAACCACTCATCCATACTTCTAACCCTCGACAACTCCTGGGGCATAGGGATGCGTTTCCACAACTGCACTGCCTTTGGTTTGTCATGGAAGAGTATTTCAGATCGCTTTGGCTTTTTCGGAAGACCAACGTCAAGGCCGTGGAGTTCGAGTACCTCTCCTTCTTTGCCGTTAGGGTCCAGCCAAATAATGTCATCGGACCTGTCCATACCTATTGCTTCTAAATGAAGGTACTCCAGACTTTTTGTCTACCAATTCCATATACTTGCCGCAGTCACACTTAACGTCGTGACGCACAGTTCCATCTATAACCTTGATTGTTACCCCAGACACTTCGGATGTTTCACCGCACTCACACTTGTATTTACTCATTGTTCATTTAATTGTACCCCCACCTGGACTCGAACCAGGGACCTACAGCTTAGAAGGCTGTTGCTCTATCCAGCTGAGCTATAGAGGCATAAGTTACTTAACTAAAGACACACTCCCTTTAAGCCTGATAGTTACCTCTCTTTCACCCCTAGCGTTTATAATCCAAGAGTACGTCCCATTAGGGGAGTAGTGATTACCCCCCATTACAGATCCATCCCACTTTGTTTGAGGGTCATTCGATCTGAATACTACATCCCCCCACCTACTGAATACGACCATCTCCCACTCTATCCAGTGACTAGAGTCTTGTGTTACAGCAAAAAACGCATCGTTTACACCGTCATTATTTGGGGAAAAAGCATTAGGAACATATATAACCTGCTCTTCTTCTATTCCTGGGGGGTCTTCATCACAAAGATTTCCTGTTAGACAGTCAATCCATATCTCCTGAACTAAATATTCGTAAACAGTATCGGTTTGATACACATATGTAGTGTCAAAAACGTATGTAGTGTCGTTTACATACACGTATGTGGTGTCGTATATATACTCTGACTCATACAAAGTGTCTGTGAAAAAATATTCTATCGTATCGGGAGGTAGCTCTACATACTGAGTCAGAGTATCTACTTGGTACACAGTGTCCGTAGTGTAATACCATATATCAATGTACAGAGTATCAGTTAAATACGTGGTATCGTTAAAGTAATACTCTATGGTGTCTGGAGGTAGCTCTACATAAACTGTATCTACTACATATATCGGATCTTCCTGTTCGCAGGACACCCACCAATTCTCAAGTTCTTGGTCAGGATACGAACCTGTAGAGCCCCACTCAGTTCCATCTCCATTGACCCCTGTAGTAGCCCACCCCCCATCGGCAGCATACCATGTATTAGAGTAATTTATTTGCCAAACTACAATCTCAATGCACTCACCTAAACCGATCCAATAGTCTATAAACTGTGGGGCGCAACAGCTCTGCCCTCCCGTCAGAAAGGGGTCGTTCTCACAATCCGTTTCATAGGGGTTGTCTAACTGCATCACCACCGTGTCTCCAGAGTACAGAGGCATATCTATATCAAAGTCACTACCCCAGTTACTGGTCATGGAGTTTAAACTGACCCCATAAGTCCATCCCAAGTGATTTGAATTTGGTGACATGTCGCAAGGTCCAGGGGGGTCCCAAGCCTCATCAACTCCTGGGACGTGCATGCCGATCATCAACATATTTATTGCACCTGGAGTAGCCTGATAACCCTGCATGCCACAACCTTCGCTATTGACTATCTCTAGAGTCACCTCGTAGGTGTTTAAGTTGACGTCAATAATGTCTACATCACATTGAGCAGAAGAAGCGGCGCTCAACATCAATATCCAAATAGCAAATAGTCTTTCTTTCATTCTATTTAATTATGTCGGCGAGGTGGGGATTGAACCCACATGTGACCGATTACTCTTTCTACAAGATATAAGCTTGAGGAGATACTCACCGAGTTGATCACTTGCTGCTTCTTTTCTTAGGTCTATTGTTAGCCCTATTTATTGAAGCCTTTAAAAATCTACGTATGCGCCCAGACTCGTGAGCGGCGTCCAAGCCATCACCGTTACCATACGTCCCTTTTTTGCGGTTATGCTTATTAAGTTCCGCGCGGTACTTTTTGGCAGCTTCGGTTTTACCGTACTTTTCATACTCCTTTTTGTAGTTCCTAGCTTTCATACTCTCCGTTCCACTCCTCGTTAAAATAAACGTGGTTGTTGTTATGCGAAGATACCCAATTAAATGATCCCGTATATAGAGTATGGTTACTTGCTGAATTTCTCTGCGAA